GCAACGACCAGGTGATCCCGATGTTCTCGGGCGTGAAACGGGTGCTACTGGATGAGTATCAGGTAAGCAAGCAGCGTGGCCAGGTGTTCGAGGTTCAGCACGCGGCGTCAGTGTCCGATCGGTTCGCTCTGGTCTGCAAGAAGGCAAAGCTCACGGACTTACATTTCCATGACCTGCGTCATGAGGCGATCAGTCGGATGTTCGAGCGGGGAATGGAGATCCAGCAAGTAGCAGCTGTGTCAGGTCACAAGACTTGGAGTCAGTTGAAACGCTACACACAGCTGCGGCCAAAGGACTTGCTTACAGCGTTTGAGCGGGTGTCTCTCCCTCAAGATGCTTCGCGACCTCCACAGTTGGAAACAGGTACTTCTTCCCCCGTTTGACGTGTGGCAGGTGCAGTCGTCCTTCGTAGATTTGGTTATAAACGGTAGTCTTCTTTATTCGCAGTAGGGAGGCTACCTCTCCCGTGTCCATGAAAGGTCCGTATTTATCGACCATCCACTTCTGTAGGTTCATTTGCGAGCTCCTCGTGGAGTTTGTTTAGGTACCAGTTGGCCTTGGCGACGTCCTCAGTCGGCTTGCCTTTGTAGTTGTAGCGCCACAGGTATTTGAGAATGTTGCCCTTCAGGTACCCCTTGAACTCCAGCGGAGACATGCTTGCCTTAATTGCTTCGATGCATTCGATAGAACCGGTGTTGTAATGTCGCGGTCGATTAACTACGTCATCCATAAATACGCTCACTCCATAGAGATCAACATGTGGTGCATCAAGTGAGACACGCGATCCACCAAGGCCTCATCCGAAGATAAGTCGTAGTAACCCGCAACGTCCAAAATGGCGTGCACCGCCTCGTGCATAAAGACCTGTTGTCGGTTGGTTCCCTTGAGGGACGACAACAATTCGATCCGGTATTGATCTGGCAGCCACATCCCGACGCAGTCTTTGCCGTGCTTCCACTTACGCGGCGTGACGTTGACGACAGTGATGGTGTGCCCGGCTAGCTGGAACTGCTTCGGGATACCATCATCAACCCTGATTGGTGACTTCATCCCGAACCTCCTAGCCTACACGCGCCAGAAAGCTGATATTAGCTCAGCTAAACGTGGCCTTCTAGCCAGTTTTCTTCTTTGTTGAATACCCTTTACTGGGTTTTTTACGTTCCATTTTAATTTTGCGCGGCGGCGGGGCATTTAATTTGCATTGCTTACCATCGTGCATACCGTTTCTCCTGTGAAACGAGCGTCAAGACTGGGGTGGTTTTGGGTACTTTTGCTTCACACCCAACACCTTTTGCTTCATTTCTTCGAGAGCCGGGCCGCCTTTCCACAGGGCATCCAGCTGGTCCCGGATGTCCGGGTACTCGTTACGCCGCAGCTCGGCGTAGTCCTGCTTAACCTTGTGCTTCACAGGGCACCTCAACGGTCGTATCCAGGTGGCGAACGTGTCGGAGGAGGACACGCAGCGTCTCCGGGTAGTCCACCTCAAACTCGATCTCGCCCGACTCCACAACCGTGGATTCGTTTTTCACATTGAGCAATGTTCCAAATGGAATGTGCTCAATCTTGTTCACCGTTACGGAAACCACAAACGGTGTGCGCGCACGCATCTCCGACACTTCGTGGTCGTACCAGACCTTATTGGGGTCGACCGCAGTCTCGCTCTGCACAACTGCAGCTTCGGAACTCAGATCGGCCACGCTCGCGTCGCCTTCGAGCACGTATTTGCAGCGGCCGGTTTCGTCGAAAACAACAGTGCAACTCATCGCTTGGCCCCAAGGAACGAAATAGTACTGTTGCGTAGCCACGACGCTTGGCTCCCAGTCCCGGCTGACAGGTCAACGCGGCGAGTCCCCGTGACAATCTTGACTCGGCAAGTCGCCACGTTCTTCACCAGGTAAGTCATGGCAATCGGTATCGAAGCGTACGTATCGCCGCCGGATGTTCGAGTGCCGACGACGGTCTGGCCGCGAAGGCGATAGCCGTTACCTTCGTCGATCAATAGGAACAGATGCTGTCCTGAGTCTTTGTAGACGCCAGCATCAAACGTCGCGTAGTAAACGACTTGGACAGCACATGTCGCATCAACACCAACAGTAACCGTCGGCGTTTCGATAGCCGTTGTCGCACCAGTGAACGTCGGTGCCGTGTATGTAGTTACCTGAAGGTACTCGCCGTTACCGGGCCCGACGTACTCGAAATAGTCGTAGTACTCGAAAGTATAAGGGTCAAAGTAGCTGGTATAGATGTAGTCACCCGCTCCTGGGCCTACATAGTTATACGAAGTAGAAATACCGCTACTTGTATTGTTGATAGCCGTATCAACGAATATATCCGCTGACGTATAAATCTGCGGCTGCGTAATAGCGTTGCCCGCAATCTTCAAAGTGCCAACCGCAAGATTAGCGATCTTGCCAGTCGTTACCGCCAGGTCGTTAATCTTCGCCGTGTCGACACCCAGGTCGCGTATACGCAACCGGTTGCGGTTCACACTCGGATCGAAGTACGAGTCCAGCGTGACGTTATCAATCGTCAGACGCGCGGTATCAATCGAGCCCGCTATGATCTTGTCAGCGCTGAGGCTCGCGATCTTTGCGTCGTCGATGGCTGCGTTGCCGATCTTAGCGTTGGTGATAGTGCCGTTGCGGATGTAGGCGTCGTTGATGAAGACGCCAGCAGGCACCGACACGCCGTTGATCGTTGTCGGCGTAGCCTGAACGATGAACGGGATGATCGTCGTCTGACCAGGAGACGCGATCGAGAACCGGTCAGCACGGACAATGAATTCCGAAGACGGAGTCCCGTTCACCGGCGCAGTAGAAGCGAGACCAAACCCAGAGACGTATCCGTTGAGGTCGATCTTTACCGTGTACTGACCCTGCAGCGCCTGGCCATCAGCCTTGGCGAAGTAGTTCTGCTGCACAGCAGCCGTGGTCGCGTAACCAGTCAGCGTATTGTTGAAGCTCGCCGACAGCGTATTCGTCGCGCTCGAGATGGCGCTGTCTGTCTCGGTCTTAGTGTAGTAAGTGTTGGTCAGCGTCGCGGTTGTGACGTAGCTCGCCAACGTACTATTGAACGTGGTCGTCGAGACCAGACCCTGCGTCGCAATGGCAATCGCGCTGTTTGTCTGCGTCGCCGTCAGGTAGTTCGTCGTCAGCGTCGCGTTGGTGACGTAGTTGCCCAACGTATTGTTGAGCGTGGTCTGAGACACGAGGCCAGTGGTAGCACCGGAGATCGCCGAGTCAGTCTGCGTCTTGGTGTAGTAGCCGTTGGTCAACGTCGCGCTAGTGACGTAGTTCCCCAACGTATTAGTAAGCGACGTGTTCGAGACCAGGTTCTGCGTTGCAGCAGCAATGGCGCTGTTGGTATCGGTCGCCGTCAGATAGTTGTTCGTCAGCGTGGCGTTGGTAACGTAGTTACCCAGCGTGCTGGTAAGCGACGTATTTGAAACCAGGTTCTGCGTAGCCGCGCTGATCGCGCTGTCGGTCGCCGACTTCGTGTAGTAGTTCGACGTCAGGTTGGCGTTGGTGACGTAACCCGTAAGAGTATTGTTGAAGGTAGTAGTCAGCGACGTCGAAGCCGTTGCAATGGCCGAGTCGGTGCCTGCCTTCGTGTAGTAGTCATTGATCAACGTCGCGCGAGTCGCGGCCAACCCGGTAGTCGGGTTGAACACCGTCGCCTCGAGCACATCCGACCGGCTTGCCAGTGCACTGTCTGCAGTGACGCGCGCCTGGCGCTCGCTGTACACGAGTCCCTGTGTCAGGGCACCGACGTCCGTGCCGGTGTACGAGCCGCGAAGCTGTGCGGCCAGCGTCTCGCGAGCTGTGACCTCGGCTGAGTCGCCGTTAGCACGGGCTGTCTGCTCCGCCTGCAACGCCGCAATGGTCGCGTACGTGCCAGCAGCGGTAGCCGACAGTGTGGTGATCTGCTGTGCTAGTGCGTCGTCAGCGCTCTGACGAATAGTCGCTTCGTTCGTGATCGCCGTGCCACGAGCCGTGGCCTCGGCAAGGATCGCTGCTGCGCGAGCACTCGCCTCAGCTTGAACCGCAGCGTTGCGCGCCGCGATCTCTTCGTTGACCGCAGCGATGCGACCGTTGGTCTCGGCAAGGATACGAGCGTTGACCGACCCGGCAATGTTGGCTTCCGCGTCGATCAGATTGATACGCGTACGGAGCGCCTGGTACAGCTGCGATTCAGTAATCGCATTGGTCAATACGCTGAGCAGTTCTTCCACATCAAGCGCGGTCTCGGCCAACGTACCGTTGGGCGAGTTGAATGGACCGGCGACACCGAACTCGTTTACGTGGCGTGCCCAGTAGTAGAAGCTCGCGCCTTCACCCACCGGGTCGACGAACGAGATACCCGAGCTGACACCAACGAGCTGAGCGTCACCGATGATGTTCGCATCGTGCCGCCAGATCTCGGTCAGGCCGTGGTAGGAATAGTTCGGGTAGTCCCAGAAACACGTAATGAGCGAGTAACCGCCGGTCGCCGTGAAGTTCGTCGGAGCCGTCGGCGTGGCACTCGGCGGAGGAGGCGGAGGCGGTGGTGGAGGAGGGGGCCCGATCTCATACGGGTTCTTCCCCAGCTCGACAGCCAGACCAGAATCCAGCAGCTCGCGAAGTGTAATCGCTCGATCACGCTCGTCACCGCGCCGCCCAAGACGGATCTCAACCGCTTCGGAGAGGTTCTCCAGATAGCGGCGGAGCTCCGGGGTGATGTTCGACGGTATGCTTGAGAGGCCAGGTACCGTCGTCGCTTTGACTGTACGGGCCTTCGTCATGTGCTGGCGATCTCATCCATGCTCTGGGCGAGACACACCTCGTCGATCTCGACCGCACCAGAGACCTGCACCTCCCACACCTGGGCAATCTTTGCAGGAAGACGCATCACTGGCTCACGGAGTGATCCACTGGAAACGCCGTTTGGTACGGTGACGGTCTGGGTGTATACGCCACTGGCGTACGACAGCGTGTAGTGCGCCAGGAGAACACCGTCCCCCCACACTTTGACCTCGACCGGGTACGACTGTGCGTGGACCGAGACCCAGCTCATGCTGAGCGGCTTCGGCATGACCACCTGTTTTGACTTCCAGGTCAGCGTGCGCTTGGTCGTACCACCGCGATACTTGCGGATCTTGTTGGCGACGATCAGATACAGCTCGCCGTCCTTCGGATTCATGTAGCCACCGCGCACCTCGGCCTCGGTGGTGAGCGTCGACAGCGCGGCTTCCTCGGCCCGGGGGTCGAAGCAGAAGCCCTTATGCACGCCGCCCTCGGTCCAGAACGCCACGTAGGTGTTCTCGTGGCGGAAGGCCCGGTAGCCCGTAGGATTGAAGCTAGCGTTCCACTGGCTGGTGCTGACCAGGCCTTGGGTCACGACGCGCCCCTCGCTGCCAGACACCGCCACCAGGCCGTCTGGCCCGGCGTAGAGCAGGTAGCTGCCCATGTCCACCACGCTGTTCACGTTGACACAGGCCTGTGGCAGGTCGACACGAATCGCGGTCATGGCGCTCGGATCGACGCCCGTGACGAAGTACGGGGTGCCATTGGTCAGAGCTACGATGCCATTGGCCACGGCTCCGATGGCGACGATGTTCTCCTCGAGCGTGATCCGGTAATCCACCGGCCACGCGTGCGGGAGGAACGGTTCACTGAGACAGAGCCGCTTACCGGTGAACCCGGCAAACACACCGTTGGCCACGGCTATCAGGCCCTTCATCGGGCCATCCGGATAGAGGCTCGTGTTGTCGTCCGGGGGGCCAATCCAAGTCTCGCTCGGGATGACTTCGCCCAAGCCCGCTGACGGCGTCGTATCGACGTACGTCTGGGTGGCGATGCCTACCTCGGCCAAGAACTGAAACGTCGTGTTACTCGAGCCGGTGTTGGAGCGGTAGATGCGCTTGAGCGACCCAGTCCCAAAGTTGTAGTTACCGCTCGGGATCTGGTTGGTCGGCATCGTGATGGTCACTGACTCGGTGTCGGTGCGCTCGATGGGAGTGGTCGCTGGGCTCGGCGGACCTTCCTCACCAAAGGCGGTCACGAAGGTGTAGACGTACGAGACATCGTCCGGGGTCTGATCCGGGTCCGCTGTACCGGTCTTTGAGATCAGCGGAGCGGTCGCTGGAGCGGGGACCCCGAGCCGATAACTGTTGGCCGGGTACCCCGAGCTGCCAGCCACGATCGTCGAGATCGTACCGTAGCGGGGGTAGTCGTCGCCGGTAAAGTACAGCCGGGCGAGGGTGTCGCCGGGAATGGGACCAGGTACGGCCTTGACGCCGTCCTGGTTCCACTCGAGCCAGTTGGTGTCGCGGTAGAAGTAGATCGACCGACGCAGACCGCTCTGCAGAGTGAAGGTGTCGGTGTCGTTGGTGGTCGGGGTCAGACGCCCCGATTCGAAGTCGATGTTCTCGGCTATCTGACCGAACTGGTCAGCGAGTAGCCTGGAGGATACACCCGGGGCGATACCGCTGAACCGGTCGCGTTTAAAGTAGGC